ATAAAATATAATCTCTGCCCGTATATGGTAAGTATAAGAACAAGGCAAAACCCAGAAAATCCCAAAAGCCCCAGAGGGGAGAATCCCAGAGGAGAGAGGAAGGGGCTTTGTAACCCCTCCTCACCAAGAGAAAATTTGATTCTCGCCCAGAAAAAGTTTTTGCGCTTATTATGTTCTGCTCCCTTAGGAATACCCCCAACCAAAAGGTCCCCTGTACTTTCTTTTTCTTTTCTCTCTTTTTTCTTGAAAAACTCTTGACAGGGTTTGATGAAAAGAGTAAAATAGAGTAATTTCGGGGAGCGGTTGTGAAAGAACTCTCATTGAGTGGTTTATGGGAATCTCTGCTCCCTTGAGGTTTCCCCCCACCAATGAGGCTCCATCTGCTTGCGGGCAAAGAAAAAGAAAAGAGAGAAATCGGAGACAATATGCTCATAAGGGCCAGATGGATTTAACCCCTCCACCCTTACGAAGCATATTGTTCCGAGAAAAACAAAACGCTCAGGATTTTATCCCTGGGCGTTTTGTTATGAAATTGGGCTTAAAAAATTTTTCATAGGAACAGTGCAGGACTTAACAATCTCGGAGGCTGAGAGGCGGGCAATTCGGGGTCTCTCAGCCTCACTTCCATTATAACCCATTCAAAAAATTGAGTCAAGTCTTGCAAACCTGTGGAAAACTGCTATACTAAAATTGATGATTGAAAATATCGAAAAATACGAAGAAGAAATCAAAAAGATTTGGCTTGAGTGGCGCAACAAAGAAAGCGCTTGGGAGATTTTTAATAAAAGGCTCAATAAGTATTTTGAGCCAGGCTGGGGAGGAGGAAATCCCGATTGGGCATATTTTATGCGCCTCATCAAAAAATGGAAAAGGGAAGAAAGAGAGAAGAAGTCTATTGAGGATTTGACCGATGAAGAAATTTTAGAAATTCAGAAAGAAAACCGAGCAAGAACAATTTTGCTTCTCAAGAAAATTTTAGATGAAGCAGACAAACAGCCAAACCTGTGGAAAAAAACCACCTTAGCTCAAATCACTCGCCTTTACCAAGTTGTTCAGGCAGCAGAAGAAGCCGCTAAAAGAACTGCTATTGCTGCCCACAAAGAGAAGCGAGAAACTTTATCTATGCTTCTTCCCTACAAAGATACGTCCGTCGAAGATTTATTAAAATTAAGAGAAATTTTCCTCAATGGACTTGAAGAAATTCTCAAACTTAAAGCTGGAGGAGAAGTTACTTCCAGCGATAATCCAGCTGGGGAGGCATAACCCAGTTTTTTTTGCCCAATACTTTCTCGGTTTAGATTTGAACCCATTCCAAAAAAGGTATCTGTTAGGAACACTGAACTCAAAGCAGAATTTAGTTGTGACAGGAAATCAAGTTGGAAAAACCGTCGCCTTAGCAATTCTTCACATCTGGTGGAATTATTACAAGATAGGCATTTCTGGAGATCCAAACATTGTATCAAAAGCATATATCAGAACACTGAATATTTCGCCAGTCTCCAGACAATCAAAAGAAGCCTTCCGTTATATTGAGGAAATTCTTCATTCGCAATTTACTTGGGAGAAAGACGGGAAGCGGTATGTAAATCGTTGCAAGATTGAGCACTTTTTCAAAGGAAAAAACGAAAATTTAGGCAGAATCGATTTTTCCAACAATTCTTCTGTTTTTTGCCTCTCTACCAAAGAAGATAAGGGTGCGGCCCTACAAGGAGCTCAATTTCCTCTGATTACTTACGACGAATGCGTCCAAAGTTACCATTTAGCCGACGAGTTGCCAGCAAGAATTTTCTCAAGAGTCGCTAAATATAACGGCAGAGTAGATTTAATCTCTACTCCAGATGAACAAGCCCACTCTCAGCAGTATTGGTATCACCTTTTCTCGGAAGCAGAAAAAGGAGAAAGCGATTGGAAATTATTTACAGGCGTTTATGACGAAAACATTTTTATTCCCGAAGAAGACCGAGAAGAATATAAAAAGAGGCTTAAAAAGCTTTCTCCTGAAAGATACGAACAGGTTGTCTATGGAAAATTTGTTGTTTCTGAAGCAAGCGTCTTTACTCCCGAAATGATTGAGAGTCTCTGGAATGGTAAAAGAGAACCGTCTCCCCCAAAACCCGACCACTCCTATGTAATTTCTATCGACTGGGGAGTATCTGATCAGGGAGACGAAACAGTAATGTTAGTTGCTGACGATACTGACCCCAACGATGCAGAGATTGTCCGCGCTTATTACAAGCGAGGGGGAGACCCCGCAGACTTAATTGCGATGGCTGCCTACTTGAAAGATGAATACAACGATGCTAAAATAATAATGGACGTTGCCTCAATGGGCGGAGCGATCTTTCGCAAACGAATGAGAAATATGCACCCCATTTCCTTTCCTACCGACCAGAAGGGGGTAGCTATTGCTTACGCAAAAATGAGATTAAAGAACAATTTAAGGAAAAATCCCTTGACACAAAAAGATGAAGGTGGTAATGGTAAAATAAGAAGCTATTATTTGCATAAATTAGAATCGCAACTTGCTTCGTATCGTATTGACGATAAAAAACTGAAGCAGGACTGGGTAATGGCCTTTGTTCAACTCTGTTGGTATTTGGAAGAGTATAAGGTCAAGAAAAAAATAAGCGTTTACCCTCTCAGGTATTTCAATGAACATAAACCCATCAACCAATAAAAATCTGACCGAAGAACAGCTCAAGCGCTATGTTCTTCAGAAAGATGCCGAATTAGAAACTGATTATGGTTATCGTGTTAACGGCTTAAAGAATACTACGGGCACTGGCTACAAATTAGCGGGCTACACAAATCTTCGGAAATTCTATGAAGGGGATCACTGGGATTATGTTCGAGAAGATGGACAATCCCAGCGGGTTTTTAATTATTGCAAAACCATTGTAGATAACTACACCGCCTTTCTTGCAGCCGATCCCCCAGAAGATGATTGCGTTCCCTCTGATCCTACTGACGATGAAGAATGGGCAAGGGCTGCAGAAAAAGAGAAACTTTTAGCCGCTATCAAAGAAGACAACGACTTCCCATTAGTTTTTGAAGAGGCTGTTCAAAATCAGTCGCTTTTAGGCGACGCTTTTATTTTTGGTCCATACATCGAGTGGGTAAGAATAGGGGAAAGAGAAATTCCCCGCATCCGATTTAAAAATATCAAGCGAGTAGAGAATGTGCGACTTATCTGGAGCGACGAAGATTACACAGAATACGATGGCTTTATTTTACACCACCGAGTTTCTAAACGACGCATAGAGAAAATTTATGAGAAACAACTAAAAGAGCGGGGAATTACTCTTACCGAGTCTCCGAGAAGAACAAGCGGCGGCACTTCCTCTCCTGACTTAATGGTTGATTTGCTGATTTACTGGGACGACACTTATATGCTTGTTCTGGCTGATAATAAGGTGATTGATTTTCAAAAGCACGATTGGGGATTTGTCCCAGGAATTTATATCAAGAACACTAATCACCCAACTTTGCCTTGGGGAATTTCCGACATCGAAGATATTTTAGACGCTCAGCAGGAATACAACGAGACAGTTGCAGACACTCGTGGAAAGATCAAGCAGGTTTCTATTCCACACATTTTTTACGCTGGCGAGGGAGAGCCTGTAGAGTATCAGGCAGGACAAGCCCAGATGATTAAAATTGGCGAGAATGATAGAATCTTCCCAGACCCAATGGGGCAATCAACTGCTCCGTTTGAAATGCATATTGAGCGCACAGAAGCGGATATTCATAAGCTCTCAATGATTTCTGAGATTTTCTTCGGGGCAGTTCCTACAAGATTGAGCGGAAGGGCCTTATCTGTTTTGTTACAAGGAGTTCAGAATAAAGTTAAACTTAAACAACAACGCTGGCGCTCCGCCCTGAAGAAACTAAATGCTAACATTTTCAGATTAGTTGAATTGTATTTTGACGGAGGTAAAGAATTGATTCAAGGAGATTATCGCACAGAAGTTTATTTCCCCTCTACTTTAGTAAGAGATGTAACTGAGGAAATTAACAAATTCAATATGAAGATTCAATCCTTAACAACAACACAAAAGAATCTTGGCATTGCTTCTCCTAAAGAAGAGCAAAAACTGATGAAGAAGGAGTGGAATGACCGAGATTTAATGATTGAAATTTCTCGAAACCCAGCCTTACGAATTCAATTACAGGCACAGTTACATCAAATGATTGCTAACGCTATTCGGGCTCAACAAGCAGCGCAAAGGCCGATATTGAGCGAGGCAGCAGGTGGCGCTGGACATACAAGAGAAGAGGCAATGCCGATGGCTGCGCCAGGCACAGCACAGCCATCGCCAATCTCTCCCGAAGGAGCATTAAGACAACAAGCATTAGGTCTCTAATATGGCAGTAGAAAGGTCACCACAATTCGTTCTCGATTTAGGCAGCGTCATTCAAGCACGACTGCGCGCTTTAGCTGAGCAAAGAAGAATTATTCGAGCCAGAGAAGAGGCGGAATTTCAACGCCGCATTTTGGAAGAAGGTCTTTCATTAGAAGATCAACTTGCTTATCGCAATCAACAGCTTGAGCGGGAAAAAAGACGAAGATTTCCAGATCAAGATTTTATTTCTGCCCTTAAAACAGAGATTGCTACCCTGCGGAAGATGATTCGGCAACGAAAGTTTCGCCAAAAATATTACGATTTTCTACAAATGGCTGCTGCTGGAAGAAAAAGCATTAGTGACGAAATCGAATTTTTACAAGAAGAGTTGGTTAATGCAATTGACGATGAGACTCGTGACGAAATTCGGGAAAGAATTATTGATTTGACCCGCCGAAAACTTGCTATTGATCAGGCGGTAGAAGACCAAAAGATTCAGTTTTACACTAAAGATCGCACCCTGCAATCTTATGACAAGGCTATTGAGTTAGTGAAAAAACAACTCTCAAAGATAGAAGTAATGAAAAATCCTGAAGTTGCGACCGCATATCAACTAAAATTGCAAGCTCTGCAGCAGGAAAAAGCCAGCATTGCCGTTGAGGAAAAAATCAACGATTTATTGATTGATATGAGTAAAGCTTCCGACTATGCTTATCCCTCTTTGATGAAATTAAATAAACTGAATTCTTTATTGAGCACCGCAGATGAAAATACGCCAGTAACTATTAACGGAGTTCGCTATAATTCGGAAAGGGAATTCTGGCAGGCAACCTTAGATAAATTTATCAACACCGAATTTGCCGATGCGTTTAATCGGGAAGTTAATAAAAACCTCTCGTTGGTTAAAACACAAAGAGGGCAAGTGCCAGATGGCTTCATTGAGGATATTACCCGTCGCCTTAGAAACCTCAAAAGCAACCCAGCCTTAACTCCTTACCGAGATGTTATAACTTCCCTTAGTCAAGAAGTATCTTCCACTATATTGTCGGAAAAGATAGATGATGTGAAGAAAGAATTTAATCTTGGCACTTCTTTAGCAACTCGCTTTGATGTTTGGAAAGCAAAAAATCGTATTCGGGCTTACCAAAAATATTTCCCCGATATTTCCTTAGACCCAATTTTGAAACAATTTGACGAAATGGCTGCCGAGAAACAATTACAATTGAGCAAGGAAGTTTTATCCGCGGCGGTTACTTACCGAGAACAGCACCCTGAGGCTACTTGGGAAGAGGCAATTAAAAAGGTCACTCCTCTGGTAGGAGCTATTACGCCTAAAGAGGAATTGTTTAAACCTAAAACCGCTGAAGAGTTAGGAAAAGGATTGGTAGAAAAAGCAAAAGCCCCAGAGAAACTGCTTAAAGAAGAGCAGAAGCAAAAAGAAGAAATTATTGAGGAGGAAAAAAGGCTGGAAAAAGAATTAGCGGGAGAGAAAGTGGAAGAGCCTAAAATGGTTAAGCCGCCAAAAGAAGAGGAATTTACTGTCCATAAAGTGCAAGCAGGTGAGACTTTGTGGTCGATAGCAAAGAAGTATTTAGGGTCTGGCAGAAGATGGAAAGAGTTGCTGAAGCCAGAAGGAACTCCATTTACTGCTGCTGAAGCAAGGAGGCTGCGGGTTGGACAAGAAATTAAAATCCCAAAAATAAAACAATAATATGCCACGCATAAATCTTTACGAAATTTTATACCGAGGCGGATTATCTCCCGAAGAAAGAATTCAGAGAGAAGCACAGCGAGAAAGGGAAAGGGCATTGCGGCGATTAGACGAAGAATATCGCTATGCCGCAGAGAAAACTTTAAGGGAGGCGACTTTAAATTTTGCCAATGACCCTTATGGTTTTTCCTTGATGATGTTTAGGGAATATTCGGCGATGGCAGATAATTTAGATGAGGTAATTGAGGAATTAGGCGATGAGGCTGGCGTTCAAATGCTGCAAACCAGAGATAAGTTTCGAGAAGAGGCAAATAAGTATTGGGCTGTTATTACTGCTATTGATGGAATTACTCGCGCCAGAGTAAAAGGAGACGCCGAAAAAGAAAATTACTACCAAGAACGTCTCTCAAATTACGCTGTTGTTTATGATACAGAGCCAACAGGAGAAATTAGGACAATGCGAATCGAAAGTATTGCTGCCCTTCCTTCTAAATCTTATCCTACAAACATTGGAATTACGGTAGCGGGGACTCCAGAGGATATCAAAATTATTGCTGCCGATATAGAGAAGACGCCAGGAATGAGGGTATTTGTAAGAGGAATTAGTCCAGATTTTGCTCCCCAAATCCGTTTAGGAGGATTTGTTTTAAATTGGGCGCAGCCGATTTATAAAGTGACCGCTACAGGAGATGCGTTACGAAAAGGGCGAAAAGAAATCAATTGGGACTTCGGATTACAACGAATTCGTCGCACAAGTTTTATTAACAAGCCCCCAGGCTCTGTTGTAAAAGACAGCAAGGGGAAAATGTATTATGTCAACTATGACGGAAGCCTTTCATTGATTAAAAGCAGAAAACTTCTTGAGCGTTTAGGAGTAGATTTTGAACAAGTATATCCTCTTGATCCTTGGGAAGAAGAAACCCTTCCTCCTGAAGAAGATTTAGCAAAGAGACGAAGCGATCCCGTTTTAGACCTTATATCAAAATACGAAGCAGAAGCAGAAGAAATTAGAAGGAAATATACTCCTCACCCCCTTGAGGTAAAAGCGGGTGAAATTGGGCAAAAAATTTATGAAAAGTTGCATTTAGAAAAATTAGAGCGCTTTATGGAGAGAACAGAAAAACGTGCTGAAGAATTACGCCAGCGCCGAGAAAAAATTCCATCTTCTTTGACTGAGAGAATTAAAGAGCCCGCCGAGCCATTAAGTTGGAGTAGGTTTGCAGAACCATTTAAATCGCTTTTCCGCAGAAAATAATATGGCTGTATTTTTAACAGAGGAAGATATAAAAAAAATAAAAAGCCTTAGGCAAATCGGGGGAAGCCCTGATGCTTTTTACTCTTTTCGTCCCTACAAGACACAGGAAGAAAGAGAGCCGAAAGGCTTTTTAATGAAAGCTCTCGATTATTTAAACAGGGGAAATTACGCAGTAGCTAATTTAGTTAATTCTCTTTTTGTTGAGAAAGAAGGATTGAGCGAGGCAATGAGCGACGCCTGGAAGGGATTAAAAGGAGAACAGAGAATGTTTTTTTCCGACGTGTTAGAAAATGCTGGCGTGAGAAATAAATACATACGAGCTATTGCAGGTTTCGTCTTAGATGCGAGTCTTGATCCAATAAATTGGCTTACTTTCGGCGTAGGGCAGGGAACTAAATTAGGATTAACTACCCTGTCAAAGGCGGGTAAAGAGATGTTGGAAGAGTCGTTGAAAAAGAATTTGCCTAAAATGATTTCAAAATATACAGCTGAAGTCGGCTCAAGAGAATTAGCCGAAGAATTAGCACGAGAAGCAATAGAAGAAGCAGTATTAAGAAAAGCGTTCCGCAATCCCCAAAAATATATTGCCCAACCCGCTTTACGCATTTTTGGCAAGAAAGTTCCTATACTGTCTAATGTTACAGTTCCGATGTTCAAAAAATTAGGCAAAGGAAAGGCTGTTTTGATGCGCACCAAACCAATGCGATGGGTCGGCGAAGCATTTATTGGAGATGAGTTTATTATTAAACACGCAAAGGATTTAACGCCTCTTCAGAAAAATTTGCTTGCTTTATACCGCCAACATTATTTACGACGCATAAAATTAGGACAAGCGCAGGCACGAGAATTCTTTGAGCAATTTGTTAGGAAAGTTCCAAAGGTGGCAGACCGAGAAAAAATTATTAACGCTATTGAGAAACGCCAGATTTCTAAATTACCCCTTCCATTGCGTAAAGCAGCCAGAGAATTAAAAGAGTGGGCAGATACTCATATTACTGCTCCAGAGATGAGGGCGGGGGTGTTGCGTAAATTCAGGGGCAAGAAATTCGAATATGTTCCTCACTACCCAATAGAGAAAGTATTGGGTAAAAGGGGAACAGCGCCAATTATTGGAATTACTAAAAGCGGCAAAATAAGATACTTCGAAACTTTAGATGATTTGAAAAAGGTTGGCGCAACACCAATTGAGGACGCAGCAGTTGCTTTCTCAATTCGGTATGCTTATTCACAAAACCTTTTAGCTCTCGATGATTATATCCAGCGTTTAGTTAATACGGTTGGAATCAAAATAAACAAAAAAGTATATAGACAATACCTTAAAGGAGCAAAGAAATTGCCTGAAGGATACGCTATTTATATGCCCCGTGCTATAGCAAGATTTTATCCTTTATATTTTTCTCGCCGCCCTATTTCGCAACAGAAACTTATTCGTAAAGCAATTAACATTTTAGATAAATTAGAAAACATTCGTGATTGGTCAAGCGGGGAAGTTTTGAAAATGATTCACTCTACATCGTTGGGCAAAGCCCTTAAAATAACCGAAGACTTGCCAGCATATTTAATCCCTAAAGAAATAGCCGACTTATTAAATGCCTCCTCTCCTTATTTAGTTCGCCAATTAAGCCCTGCGAGAGAATTTTTCAATCAGGTTACCAGTTTTTGGAAAGCATCTGTAACTGCTTGGTTTCCTGCTTTTCACGCAAGAAACGCAACCTCTAACTTATGGCTTTGTTATTTAGCAGGAATGGGACCCCAAGACCTCCCCCGCTTTGTAGATGCATGGAAAATCCAAAAATATGGCTTTTTGAAAAGATTAGGGAAAGACCCCGAAGATTTTGTGATAAAGATTGGTAAAAAGAAAATGAAAGCGTCAGAATTATATAAAATTGCAAGGCAAACAGATATTTTAACGGGGTGGTATATGCGAGAGATTGGAGAGGGTTACGAGAAAGAGTTGTTAAGAAGAGCAGGAAAAGTAGGAGGAGTAGTGGGCAGAACAGCGCGGGAAGCGTTAATTGAGAAGCCAAGAGCAGTTGGTTCGGCTGTAGAAAACAATGCCCGTTTAGCGCTCTTCCTACATCGTTTAGCAAAAGGAGATGATATTCATACAGCCGCCAGAACAGTTAAAAAGTTTCTCTTTGATTATGGCGATTTAACCAGATTCGAGAAACAAACAATGCGCAGTGTTATACCTTTCTACACCTGGCTCAGGAAAAATATCCCGCTACAATTGGAGCAATTGGTAAAACAGCCAGGAAAGTTCGCTAAAATTAAGAAGGCTCAGCACGCTATAGAAAGCTTAACTCCCCCACCAGATGAAAAATATCTACCAGATTGGATGCAGGAAAGAGAATTATTTGTTCGAGTCCCACAGGAAAAAGAAGGCAATCCTGTTTATATCAATGTTGACCTTGCGTTTCAGGATTTGGCATACTTGAACCTAAAAGACCCTGACGTTATTAGAGCGTGGTTTGCAAATTTACACCCAGCGCTAAAAATTCCTTTCGAGTCTTTGATGAATTATAATCTGTTTAGGGGAAGAAATATTGTTGACCCCGATCTCCCTGGTGAGATTAAGTTAAGAGAAACTATTAAACAAGAACTTTTGGATAGTTTAAGGTTCTGGGGATACAAAAGGCGACTTTCAAGAGAAGATGTGGCGACGGTGCATAAAATTCTTGATATTGTTTTAGGAATCAAGGCTTATCCTTACGACGAAATTAGAAGCCGTTATTGGTATTTTCAGAAAAAGAGGCGGGAAGAAAATGCTTTAAGGCGTTATTATGAGAAAAAGGCTAAAGAAAGGCTTAAAAAGAAAAAACCCCTAATTTTGCCTTATGAGGGTTTGTAGAACAATCATAGATATTATTGTTGGACTCTTCATCTCAATAGGGTGGCTGGTTTTATATTATTGGCTTGGTATTTGGTTAAGCATTCACTTGGATTGACTTCAATTTATGAAATTGATAAAATAAATTAAAGGTCGCAATTAAGACACAATAAAAATATGGCTGATACAAAAGGAGACGCTACTCCAGCCCCATCTGAAGTTGAGGAAGAAACTCCTCAACAGGCGGATACTGGGGAAGCCACTCCTCAGGAGGGCGGAGAAAGCACTCCACAGACTCAAACAGAGGAGGAAGGAGTAACCTCCTCTCAAAAAGTGGCAGAACTCCAAGCAGAAATAGAGCGGCTCCGCAAAGAGATAGAACACGCAAGGAATATGCAGTCTATTGCAGATAAGAAGGCAAGAGAAGAGCGGAAAGCCCGCCTGAAATTAGAAAAAGAACTTAAAAAAATTAGAGAAGGGCGAGTAAGCGAGGAAGAGCCTCTCTCTACTGAGCCAGAGGAGGCGGTCAATAAGGCTATAGTAAAAGGGAGGATAGCAGAGTTGCTGTTACGCAACCCCAATTACCAGAAAGTCGTGGACCAAGATCCTACCCTTAAAGAGGTCTTATTGACTAATCCAATGGCGTTAGTGGAAGAGGCAGTCGATGTAGAAGACGCAGTTGAGCAAATTCAAGAGAAAATTGAGAAACGTCTTATGGATTTAGAAGCCCAAAAACCAGCCGCCGAAAAGGCGACTGAACAAAAGAAAATAGAGGCAGGAGCCGTTCAGCCTCCCGAAAATCGTCTCCCCGACGAAGAAGTCAGGAGGCGAGAAGCCCTAAAGAAGGGAAATATCGAGGAGGCAATTTTAGCACGCCTGAAACAAAGATAACGAAAGGTCGCCAGAAAAATAGTCCCTCCCGAAAACGACTATGGCTTTAAGTGCAGCTTCTGGATTAGCAGCCTATAGCATTCCAGCAGGTGTTAAGAAGTTAGATTTGTCAGAGGAGTTGGCTGAGGTGATTAGAACCGATAATACTGCCTTGATTTCTCGTGTTGGCGTTGGTCACTTTACTGCTACTCAGTTGACACACAAGTGGGTAGAAGACAAGTTAAATCCAAACACCGCTACTTTAAACGGTGATTTGGACGCTTCTTCTACCACTGTAAATGTGGCAACTGGTCAGGGTAGCAGGTTCAAAGTGGGAACCATTTTCAAGTTCAACGAGAAGGGTAAAACAGAAATGTGCAGGGTTACTGCCGTTTCTGACGATACCCTGACGGTTGAACGAGGTTATGGTTCTACCGACGCCGAGACTCACTCTGATGGAGCAACAATAATGATTATCGCCCATACGAAACAGGAAGGTTGGGAGCCAAACAAGGAAGACTGGTCTCAAGAGCGAACTTCGGCCTACAACTATCTCACTACAATGGGTTATGGTATCACCATTACCCGAAGGAGACAGTTAGTAGACCACGCCGCTATTCCAAGCGAGTTCGCTCATCAGAGTGCCTACCGATTGAAAGAGTTTATGAGACAGCTTGATAGCTCGGTCATAAACTCTATTCGATCATCTTCCGAAGGGGGCGCTTCCGACTATTCCTCAATGGGCGGTATCATTGAGTTTGTTTCTCAGGCTGGGGGTAATACAGACAGCACCGATGAGAAACTTACTCCTTCAGTAATGAATGATATGATTAAGCAAATCTGGGACGATGGTGGAATGGTTGCTGGCGGAAGATTAGTCGCTATTGTTGGCGGTGTCCAAAAGAGGATCATCTCTCAATTCGACCAGGCCTACAGAAGGTTAGATTATGATTCTAACGCTGTAGGATACGTCGTTGAGAGGTTCATCTCTGACCTCGGTTTCGAGGTAGAGATTGTTGTTGATCCTTGGATGCCAGATGACACCATTGTTATTGGCGACATCAACCGCCTTAGAATTGGACCTCTTCAGGGTGATGCTGTTGGATTAGAAGACCTTGCTAAAACTGGAAGACTTATTCAGGCAATGCTTTCAGGAACTTACACCTGCGAGGTAAGGAATGCTAAAGAGGCTTGGGCAATCCATACAAACTTGAAGTTAAGTTAATGGGCAGTTGATCCCGATTAGTTTTAAGGGTTTGCGGTTATCCCGCTTCTCCTTGTGGGCGAAAACCGCCCCTCCCACCCTCCAAAGGTCGTTAAAATAATTAAGAGAAAAGAAAACAATGGCCTTGTTAAGTGCAAAAGATTTCCACCCAGACATTGCCGAAAACGACAATATCTTTAAGGTTGAGCAGATTCAGTTAGAGACACGAAGTTCTGCTCCAAGTGATAGCGATTTAGCCGAAGGAAGACTGTATTGTAATTCTTCGGACCACAAAGTTTATGCTTATCTAAATGGTTCGTGGGTTGATCTTACTACCGCTGGTGGCGGATCTTCTACTCTTTCTGGGTTGAGCGATACCACCATTTCTTCTCCTTCGTCTGGGCAAATTCTTGTTTATGATGGAACCGATTCGTGGGATAATAAATCTATTTCTGGTGATGCTACTCTGGCTGCTGATGGGACGCTTACTATTAGCGATGGGGCAGTAAGCACCAGCAAAATTGCCGATGGCGCTGTTACGCTTGCAAAACTAAGCACGACAGGCATTACCGATGGTTACATTATCAGATACGATGATTCTGCTGGCGCTTGGCAGGCAGTAGACCCAACCACACTTCCTGCTGGAACTGCATCTGTTCTGGCTCAGTCAGTTACTATTGAGGCAGGCGCTAACGATCTTACGCTTTCTACAGCAACTCAATCAAGCTCTGGAACGATCACTATTAGGGATTTAAACCTAAGTGGTGGAACTGATTATTTTGTATTTGAGAGCGCTTCTCAGACACTGACTAATAAAACCCTGACTTCTCCGACTATAGGAACACAGATTACTTTGAGCCAGTCAACAGCAAATTATACGCTTCAGTGGAGTGATCCGTCTGCTGCACGAACCTTGACTATTCCTGATCCAGGCGGAAACGATACTTTTGTTTTCTTGGCTGCTTCGCAGGCGCTGACGAATAAGACATATAATGGCTTGACTTTGACTGCTGCTGCTGACGGATTCACTATTTCTGGCGGAACAACTTCCAGAACTCTTACAGTTACTGGGTCAGATATTACTCTGACTGGTGGTGGTAATACCCTTACTCTTTCTGGAGGAAATGTTACTCTTACCGCACAGGCTGGGGGATCTTCGGTAACTCTTCCGTCTTCTGGAACGCTGGCTACATTAGATGGAACCGAAACATTGACAAACAAGACACTTACTACTCCGACATTGACGACTCCAACACTGAATGGTGCGAAATTGGCAGTAACAACGAAGAGTGGCGCTTATACTGCTACTACCTCTGATTGTGTAATTTTAGTAGATGCCTCTGCTGCAGCGGTAACAATTAGCTTGCCAACCGCCTCTGGTAATACTGGGCTGACTTATGTAATCAAGAAAATAGATAGTTCTGGAAATAATGTAACAATTGACCCGAATGGTAGCGAGACGATTGACGGATCGTCAACTGTAACTCTTTCCTCTCAGTATAGTTACCGAATGATTGTTTCTGATGGTTCAAATTGGGTGGTAGTATCTGCCGCATAAGCCTTCCTTGTGGGCTAATATGGCTGTAGATATATCTCAACTTGAGTCTCAAAAAACCGACCTGGAGCAAAAAATTGCCCAGAAAGAGAAAGAAATGCGGCATCTTTCTCGTCGGGTGAGCGAGATTCAAGTTGAGATAATTGAGCTTAAAGGTCAGCTCAAACTCATTGAGAAAATGATAAAATCCTTAAAAAGATGAATGTTCTCAAAATTACAAGTTCAACCGATGCGGTAAAAACAGGCACGATGAGGATAATTGCTGTTAGGTTAGTAGCGGGCTCTGATGCGGCGTCGGCATTGCTTTATGATGCTTCCACTGCTTCAGGAGATGAATTTTGTAAGTTGTCTGCTTCGTCTGCTAATGCTGTAGATAAGCAATGGTTCGGCAGAAACGGATTTCCGATTGATACCGCTTTATCTGTTACGCTTTCTGGGACAAATCCTGTTTTGTATGTTTATTATGAATGAGGTTTATCGGCGAATACCATCGCCGCAAAGGTCGCTGATAAACCAATAGACTTAAAATTATGGCTGCGACTTTCAACTGGGCTCAAACAAATGGAGACGCTGCCTCTCCCACTACTACGGACTTAGGAGAGAGCGGAAACTTATTCAACTTCAAGAACACCGATAGCGCTGGAACGGCAGATTACGACACTTACCCGATTACTGCTGGAAATAATAGTTATGAAGTATGGTTAAGGGGACACTGGACTGGAACTTTCAACAAGATTGATAATTTGCAGTTTTGGATGTCAACTGACTTCTCTCCGAATACTGGATTGACTGTTAAGTGGGGAACGACTCAGACTTATTCAACCCCGACTAATTCTACTTCAAGTATGACGAGCAATAATACTTAATTGTGGTCTATGGCGAATGCCATCGCCACCCCCCAAAACTATGACAGAGAAAAAAGAAGACATTGGAAAAATAGTAGATAAATACATCAAACAAAGAGTTTCTGCCTTAAACCAATTGATTAAGGCGGAAAACGAACTCGCTAAACTTGGAGTTAAGTTTGGCGTTTTAGACGAGAACGGTATTCCTTCTTTTGAATTGGGAGATAATTATCTGCCAACATTTTTATACCATTTACAAGAATATGAATGGGAGGCTGTTTATAAAGATGGAACAATTTTAAGGCAATACGGCGTAGATGGCGAGCATCACTTTGGCGATATTGACCAAGAGAATCTTAAAGAGATTAGATATATTTCTAACTTTGAATATCCTACTGATAACAAAGAAAAGAGGATTATTCTGACTTTAGATTGGGAAACGGGAAAATTTGACCTACTTAATGGATTATTAAAACCAGCCGACGACAGAGCGAAATTGTCAAGAGAAGTAAAGGGAAAAAAGAAACTCATTCTTTTTAGAAGAATTAGATACGGACAAATGCTTGGGACAACTAACGCAGAAGGAAATTTAGTAACCCCCTTCCCAACAGATGAAATTTATTTTTACAAGCGATACTATTTAGGATATGAGACAAAGGATAGAAAAATCTTAATCTGCCTTTACCCGAATGGTGAAGTAAGGGTAGAGGAGTATAAATAATATGGCATTAGACCCAGTCAAAAATTTTGCAAAGGTTACTGTTTCTACAGGATATGATTCTACTGCTACCAGTATTACTCTTAATAGTGGAGACGGAGATAAATTGCCAGACCCTGCTACTGACGGGGCTTTTAATTTAGTTTGGTGGAACGCCACAGATTATGCTGACCCCTCTGACGATCCCAATGTAGAAATTGTAAGAGTTACTGCTAAAAGCGGGGACACCCTAACTATTACAAGAGGACAGGAGGGAACTTCGGCGGCAGATCATAATCTTTCAGGAAAAACTTATAAGATGGTGTTAGCAATTACAAAGAAGATGATTGACGATATTGAGAGCAATAAGGCCGATAAAGTAAGTGGGGCTACAGCAGATAACTTTGCATCTTTAGATGCTTCGGGGAATCTGCAAGATAGTGGGTATAGTGCAAGTGATTTTGCTCGTTTAGCCGCCGCTAATACATTTACTGCTAATCAGACCATATTTCAGACTGGGGTTGCCACCTCTGATACCCAATATCCATCTTACCGATTGCAATTAGTGGGATCATCTTGGGATTCGGGATCGAGTGCGGCAGTTACTAAAACTTTTTATTTTGAATCTATTGG